TGGGGCTTGGCGGAGGGAGTAGGCAAACTTTTTGAGGCGATGTGGTGAATTCATTCTCAGTGTACCACCAGTGTACCAAGCAGGCTGAAACCCCTTATTTTATGGGCTTCGTTGTCCAATCCATCATGGGTGCCACTGAGAACAGACGACCCCTGTTTGCACTGTGTTTTTCAATAAAATCAGTCATTTAATAATTTCTTTAACTGTATAAATATACATTTATAATACTGCCTGATACCGTTAAAAACCGTCCTGAGTGTACCACCAGTGTACCAAGCGGCGGTAAACTCTCATTTTCCAAAAATCTTGGTACACCAATGGCTAGTTTTCAGAAGCGGCAAGGGGCTTGGCGGGCTATTGTACGGAAGAAAGGCCATCCCTCACAGAGTAAAACATTCACCACGAAAGCGCGGGCGCAAAAGTGGGCACGGCAGGTGGAAGACCTCATCGAAGCGGGCCACGTGGGCGAGGGAGCAATACCCACCTTAGAAGATTTATTTGGCTGGCACTTAGCCCATTTAGATAAAACCTCTGACCGGGGCCGTAAAAATTTCACCGCCGCCAATAATCTAAAAAAGGGTTTGGGCAAAGAGACGCTCATCACTGAGCTTAATTATCTAAAGCTGCAGGTTTATTGCGAAACCCGTATTAGCGTTGATGGCGTCAAACCATCCACCACTTTACTCGACGTTCTTTTTCTTTCGGGCGCTATAACGACGGCAGTGGTGGAAGGCCGCATACACTCTGACTATAAAACGAAAGTAAGCGGATGGCTTGCCGGGCTGAAACGCGGCGGTTTAACCGGCAACCCTGAAAATCGTGAGCGCAGGCCCACCCAGGCAGAGATCGAGCTGCTACTCACGCATACGCAGCATAACCGTGCTTTGAGAACTATCCGATATAACCCCGTCATACGGTTTGCCATTGATTCGTGCATGCGCCTTGATGAAATTTGCTCCCTTCGCTGGTCGGACTATGACGCCAAGAATGGCACCATCATTATTCGCCTGCGAAAACACCCTACGCAAAAAGCGGATCAGGTAGTCCCGTTAATGGGTGAGAGCCAAGCCATCATCGAAGCGCAGCCGCGCACCAATGAAAGGATTTTCCCTTATCACAATGAGTCTTTATCCAACGGCTTTGGGCGTCTTTGCAAATATCTGGGCATCGTGAATTTACATTTTCACGACCTGAGGCATGAGGGTATTAGTAGGCTTTTCGAGCGGGGTTATCAAATTCAGGAAGTAGCGATGGTGTCAGGCCACCGGGACTGGAAGAGCTTGAAGCGTTACGTCAACCTCAAGCCCGGCGACCTTGCGAAGCGGGATAGAGCGCGTTAAGCCGCGCTCTCGCGTTGGGTATCAATGAATTTGGCAGCATCGGCAATATGCACCATGGGTTGGCGGGCGGTGCGGGTAAGTGGTACCGGAAACGTGCCTTGGGCGATGCGGTTACGTGCGGTTTGCAGTGACACGCCCATGATGTCAGCACAAAAGGTTTCCAGCGGTATCAGCGGTTTTTCGTAGCACGCCAGCAGCATGAACTCGGTTTTCATTATTGGTTAACTCCCTTTTGACGCGCCCGCCAGCGGTTAAATCGGTTGCGGATCATGCGAAACGTTTGGCACGCGGCCGGGTTGCTATCCAGCTCGGCGCGGCTGTTGATTTTGCAGGCAGCACATAGCCATTCGCGTGCATCGTCGGCGTTGTGGGTGCCGTCAGGTAATTGGCCTTCGTTCAGGTTGTGCTTAAACCGGCGGCGGCGATCCAGGTAGAGCTGGAACGCTTTATCTTGGCAAAGCATTGCGGCTTGGCGGGCGTAGGCGCCGCCTTTGGGTGGGGCTGCATTGCTCACGATTGTTTTCTCCCGTTTTCCGAGTAATGGCTCCATGCTATTGCCGTCAGCTCATATTCCTTTTCTAGCGCGCCTTGCACTTCTTTTATCAGCTTTGCCGCCAGTAATTTTTCTAGCGTCGTAAGCACGCGCTTATCAGTCCAGCCACGCCCTTTGCCGGGTCGCCAGCATGACAACAGGTGGTCCAGCGACTGGATGCCCACCGGCGAATAGAAAAAGCGCTTTAGCACTATCTCGCCATCGGTCATCTGGTCTTCAGCGGCTAGAGCGTCTATTCGCTGCTGCCTCTTACCTGAATCCAGCGCCGATTCCGTAGCGATATAGCGGGCGTTTGTCTCCATTAGCTGTTCAAGTGCTGTGCTCATACCGCCATGCCCTCCTGAATTGCCACCCTCGGCTCTGGCCGATTGCTCACGTCAAAGCACTCAATGTGCGGATCGGGCGCGTGATCGTTGCAAATCTGGGTAGCAAACACTTGCACACCATGGCGATCGCATCGGCCATACGGTGTTCTGTTAGGCTTTTGCTGTAATGCAGACCGGCTTTCAAAAGGGCAATGTTTGTCTTGGTCAAAGCCAAGGTGCTGATATTTCTTGCAGCTTACGCAGGCCTTAGGCGAACGCATGAATGGATCGGCCATCACTCGCCCCCTTGGCATTGACGGATCAGCGTTACCAGCTCACCTTTTGCACGATTGCAGGCCAAGCCGGGCTTTAAATACACGTTGATAAAACGCTCCAGGCACTCAGCTTTGATAAGCGCATCACGGCGGGCGGTGTCGCGTAGGTAGCGACCGGCTTCCTCCACTTGGCACTCCAGCTCTTCAACCCGCAGCGCAGCCTTTTCTCTCAACGCTATTTGCGCCTCTTCGGCGGCGCGGTACTGGTCGCGCTCGATTGTCAGTAGCTCGATTTGCCGCGCGGCTTCTTCGGGGTTTTCGCGAACCCATTTTGGATCAATGGCCATCACTCACCCCCTTCCAATACTGCTAACTCATATTCCATATCATCGCTTCCACCGAGCACTAAGACGCTCGCGTAGCATGCCCCGGTGGCCATCATTCCCAGCCCTAAAATGATGTAACTAACCATTGGCTTCACCATTCAATGCGGTTTTACGGTTGGCCACTTCATCCCATACCGCGCTTACCTTCTCGCGGGTGACGTGGGCGAATTTCTGTTTCCACTGCTCAAACACGGCGCTGCGGCTTTCAACCGGGGCTAGCAGCATTTGCAGGGCTACGAATTTCACCTGACATTCGCGCGCCCATTCGAAGTACTCGGGCGGGTAGCCGTTGAGGCCGCCTAACTTGCGTCCGTCTGGCCATTGCGTTGGTCGTTGCATTACGCACCTCCAGCGGCTTGGCGTTTTTGAACGCTGGGCAGCTCGCTATAACAGGCTTTGCATCTGCTCCTTAGCCTATCGCTCTCCCGACGGTCCCGGTAAAAAAAGTCAGTATCAGCGGGGTAGAATTCTTGGCAGCCTGGGCAGAACTTATCTGCCTCTTTTGCTTGAATGCCCCTTTCGATTTCTGGAACACCGCGGTGTTGGGTCAGCATTAGGTTACGCATTGGCTTCACTCTCCTTTGCTTCTTCCGGCACCGCGCGCTCTCCGCAGAAAGGACAAAAGTTGGCGGTGATATTGATGGTCTCTTTTTTCTTGGTGAAGCCATCGCCGCGCTTTTTAGGGGCTTCATACTCGACCTTAAATGGCATGGCTGGCTGCATTCCCATAGTGAGCCCCGCGCGCATGATGAAGACGTAACCTTCTATCGATCCTGTAAAGTTTCGGTAGCCTTCTGGCAATTGGCTTTGCACCTTTTCGCGTATTTTGCTTTCAAGCGTTGATCGACATTCGCACTGCATGACGTTCTCCTTTTTTCAACAAAGCTCAGGCGGGAAGAACTCTTCTTCCTCGCTATACGGTGATAGGGGGGGTGGGCGGGGCGAAGAGCTTTATGGCTGCCTCGCGGGCGTTTATTGCGTCTTGGTGCTCCGCTTCGCGGTCGGCTCTATAAAAATCGGAGCTCTGCCACGCTTTGAAGCGTTCGAGCTGGGCTTTTAGCTCCGCTGGTGATGGCTCTCGGGGCTGAATATCTGGCCCCTGCGTACAGTTAGTGACACAAGTCCAAGGGCTTTCGGCTTCGCCTGCAGCCTGAAAATCAACCCCTAACCCCGCGCCTTTCGCGCGCACTTGCCACTTATAAACGCGGGTCATGTACTCGCTTGAAAAGCCAGGGCGGCCGGTGGCCACCAAGCCAAACGTCACTTTCTGCTCTTCGCCGTAGCGGCCTTTAGCGACCATCGCCTCGCTGCCGTAGTACTCGCCGGTCGCGTGGCTGAACGTCTCGATGTTCGTGCCCATGTTCATCTTGGTTTCGATCCACGGCTTAACGGGCTGGTCTTTGCGCTTGGTCATCGGGCCACCCATGAGCCTTAAGAACTGATCCCACTGGCCAGCGTTGGCGGCTTTACGGATTTGAGCGAAGCGCATCGCCGCGCAGGCGTGCGGGTGGGTCGCGGCTTCCCAATCCTTTAGCATCGCGTCCTGCTTTTCGGTGAGGCGGCGCACTTCACGCCATACCGTGACGGATGGCAGGCCCAAGAACTGAAACTGGCGGATTCCCCACACGCTCGCCCAGGCCTCGATTCGCGGGGCGCTGGTGGTCATGGCGTGGTCGTATTTGTCGGCGTCCATGAACTGTTCGCCGTTAATGTTTTTGCTGATGTACTTGGCGACATAACCGGCGGCGGTGCCTTTGCTGTAGTCGATGCGCTTAGCATCAAAGCGGGCGGTGGTTTTTCGGCCACGACTAAACAGCTCTTCTTGCTGCGACTCTTCGGCATACTCGCGCATGGTTTCGGTGACGGTCTTTTCGTCTTCCGGCTTCATCCACAGCAGCAAGTGCCAGTGGGGCGTGCCGTCGTGGTGGGGCTCTACGACACGGATGCCGTAGACGCCGATATTGTCGCGGGCCAGCTTCGCGCGGATCTTCGCCCACAGGCCTTGCAAATACTGTTGAGCCTCGCGGGGTGTGGCGCCTTCATATTTGCGGTTTCTAGCGCAATTATTGGCTATGACGGCGTGCCACTTCGACGGCGTGGTCATGGTGTAGAACATTCCTTTATGCCCCAGGCGGCGGGCTTCGACTTCGGTGTCGCGGATGCGCAGCATTAGCTCTGCCCGGCGGTGGTCGGGATTGGCCAAGCCCAACTCGGCCAGCTCGGCCAGGGTGTAGGTTTGGCCTTCCTGGTTGATAGCTTCCAGGGTTTCGAGCAGGGCGTTATTGCGTAGGCGCTGGGAACGGCGGCGCTCGACCGTAAAGTCGCTGCAGTAGATCCCCGCCTGCTTATGCACGCGATGGGCTTCGCGCATGACCTGCTCAACGGTGCGGCCGCACTGACGGCGCAGCTTACGACGCCACCAAAGCGAACAGCTCAAGCGGGCTAGCTGAGTTTTGGCCGGCAGCTTGTGGCTAGGCGGGGCGATCCCATGAAGTGCACAGCGGTGGCGGCCTTGCTCGATAGCCGTGGCGCGCACCACGGAAATGCACAGCGGGGGCAGATACTGCCAACGCTGAAAGCGGAAATTGCCAATCACTGGCGGCGGCGTGAACTGGTTACGCGCGCGGGCACAAGTGTCTTGATAGTCGCGGAATTGCTCAGACAGCGGCCGACCTTTGACGGCCACCATTTTCGGCTTCGGCGGTGGGAAAATGCCCAACCGCTGCAGCCGGTTTGCCTTGGCAATATCGCCTATCAAGAGACTCGCGCCTTTATCGATGGCCGCCGCTTGGGCCTGGGCATAATTGACCAGTCCGTCGTCGTCGTGAGTGGCGTTAAGGCTGCCGATGACCAGACGCTTTTCGACGGTTTGCAGCCAATCGTTTGCAGCATGCAGCCCCTCGATGGTGGTGGAGCCTCGGTTGACCAGCGCACCCATGGCACGGGTTAGCGCCGCGCGGATAGGCAGAAACCGGCCCAGAATGAAGGACGGCTCTACCAACCCTTGAATATTGCGGCGTAGCCAACGGTTGGCCGCTGCGTGGCCGTGCTGCTTGGACACATAGATATAACCGTCGGCCAACTGGTCGGCGAGCGAGGGTAGCGGCGCGAATTTATCCTGCAAGAACAGGTAGCAATCTTTCGTGCCCGAGCTGAAGGCAAAGGCTTTATCTAGGGCGCTCACTGATCCACCTTCACCATAAACGTTTGGCTTTTGGTCGGCGTCGACATATCCACGCCGATAAAGCGCGGCTGCTGCTCAGCCTGCTGGGCGGCGGCGATGTCGACTTGGTAATCATCAAATACGCTATCTAGCTGTGAGAGCTGACAACCGAACTTATCGGATTCACGCAAAAGCTCAGCGGCGGCCATCTTGTGACCCTGGTCGTTGAGCTGCTTAGCGAGGTAGTCGAATCGGGCTTTCACGACATAAAGCGCGTGCATCGTGGTTTGAATGTTCATGCGGCACCTCCGCTTTTAGCCAAATGCATTTTTCTGCCAAACTCGTACTCTTCTTGAGCTAGGTCCTGTTCGCGCTGAGCCTCACGCTCCATTTCGCTCAGGCGCCCGACCATGGCGACTAGCTCTCTAGCCAAATCCATGTGGCCAGCTAGCCGAATACGGGCATAGGTATGCTCGGTATTAGCCTCACCTTTGCGGCGCTCCATCACGCAATCGGCGGCAAGATCCGTCATCAAGTCGGCGAACCGTCTTAGCTGACGAACATTTGCATTCCAAGCCGCCATTTCAGCGAAGTCGTTCTCGCCGTGGTGCAGCTTGTTTTCCAGGCTCATTGGTATGATTGGCTCGATGTTCACGCGACACCCCCTTCGATCATCGTGAGCCAGTGGTGGGCGGCCTGGGCGTTGCCTTCTTTCAGGGCGGCGATAGCGTGGCTAGCCAGCTCGCGGCTTGGGTGTGGGCGGCTGCCGTGCAGGCGGCCTTTAAGCTGGTTGGCGTAGCTGCTCATGCGGTGGATGGCTCCGCGCACCGCGTCGCGTTCGCGCTTATTGAGCTGGCCTATTTGCAGCGTTGAGTCTTGCTGCAGGTCGGCGGATTTGAGCAGCAAACGGCGCTCTGCGTGGGGCAGCTCTGCCCACAGCTCGACGAGGTCGAGATCATCGGCGCGCTTGTGCAGCTCGGCGCGGAGTTCGCCGAAGCCGCCGCGGTCGGTTTGGACGCGGGGCGGTGTTTGGCGAGTGGGTAGGTGGGTAATGCTGGCCATGTTGTCTCTCCCAAAAATTCAGCTCAGTGCTCAAGAACGATAGGGCGGCGGGTGTCGGCGTCGACGACTTGGGCGAGGCCTGCATCGCGGGCCTGCTGGATCATGTGGTCTAGGTCGCGGGCGGTGAGCATCACCGGGCGGCCACCGGAATCGCGGAAGATGACGCAATGTGACGTGGTGGCGTCTACGTCGATGCGGGCGGTGAGGTTGACGCTATCGAGGTCGGCAAAGGCCTGAATGGCGGCGACTTCGGCGGTGTTCTCGCTGATGCCGTAATCGTTGACCAATGTGCCGATGGTGATGCGCAGCGCTTCGGCGCGGCTTTGCCAGCGGTGTTGCCACAGAATTTCGGTGGCAAGGTCGAACGGGGCTTTTGCTGAGCTAATCGGTAGTACATTCATTTTGGCTTACCTTTTCTTTTGGATGGATCTTCGATACCAAGTCGCATTTGGCCCTCTTGCTCTAGCTTTGCTTGTCGCTTTAACCAGGATGAAAGCTCTTGCTTTACATCCGGATTAGGCCGATAGCTGGGAGTGAGCACTTTCTTGAAAATGAGGTCGCCAGTTGTTCTGTAGCCACACCCAAATTCATTACTGCAGTTCAGGTACAGCTCGCGGTAGGTAGATAAATGCGTCTTCGAAGTCCGCACTTTCATAAAGCTGCCGCAATGAGGACAACTGAGCCGAAGCCGACTGACCTCCTGAATTTCGCTCTCTTCGCTTGGTTCAGTCACTTGGCCCCCTTACGTCGTAGAGCGCTCGGCCTCGGCCGGTTAGGCCATTCACCCCTTTGCGCAACCGGCGGCGGGCTAACCACTCAGCGGCTTGGTCGATGGTGTCGAGGCCTTGCTGCACGCGCACCGCTTCGAGCTTGGCTTCCAGCTCTTCATCCAGTGCTATGCGGTTTTGTTCGGCCATAAGTGCTCCTTAAGTGCCTTTTTTGTGCCTGCCTTTATCCAGCACGCTGGCCCACACTGACGATGTCGCCGACGCCGAGGGTTTCCAGGGCTTCTTTCAAAATCAGTTGGCGTAGCAGCGTGGCTTTCGACATACCGGTGTAATCCACCAGGGCGTCGATTAACTTGGCCTCGTAGTCGTCTAAGTTGACGGCGGCGTAACGCGAACGGATGCGACGAGTGTCTTGATGCATTTCTTGGTTCCTTATGCGGACGTCACAAACAGGGGGTTAATCGGCGATGAGGGTTTCTTGCTGGTACTGATTCAGGCCTCGAAGGATGAGCATTCGCGTAGCGGCTGACCGCGAGCGAATTTCGGTAGAGGCGATTTGCTCAATCAGCTTTTTTTCGTTGGGTGTGACGTTGACGCTGAACTGTTCAGTGCACCGGTTTTCACCCACTTTTGGGATGTGGCTAATAGCGTTTGGAGCTTTCATGGTTTAGGCTTCCATTCAATTACAGTCATGTACTTTACTGGCTTGTTCGAATTCTGGGACAAAATATCCCAATTATCGAATGAAAAGTATTCATGTTATGGAATATTAAAATGCAAACAGATCATCCAGGCGCACAACTGCTTGAAAGGCTTAGGATTGCCTACGGCGTTAAGAATGATCAGCAGCTTTCGAAAGTTATCGGCAGGGCACCCTCGACAATCCATAACTGGTCAAGAAATGGGAATATTCCAACTTCTGAATGCGTTGAGGCTGCTAACAATACTGGCGTATCCCTAGATTGGTTGATTGCCGGCAAAGGTGCTGGCCCTGATTCAGAAGACGGCCCCGGCGCTGCAGAACAGCAGGCGCTTTATTTAGATCAACAACTAAGCAACCCCAACGTGGCATCGATCCCGATGTATGACGTTGAGTGCGCGGCGGGCAGTGGGCGGGATTTTGCAGAAGAGAACGTGCTGGGCTATTTCCACATGGATAAGGCTGTTCTGGCCGAGCTAAAACTACCGGCGGAATCCGGCGCCTGGGTGCGTGCGCGTGGCGATAGCATGGTGGGCACGATTGACGATGGTGATTATGTTTTTGTGGACTTCACGCAGCGCGACCCGAGCCGCGAAGGCGTTTACCTGATCTTGATGGATGGCGAGCGGCGCATTAAGCGCATGCAGCGCGTGGCGGGCGGCGGCTGGCTGCTGATCAGTGACAACAATCGGTATGACAAAGAGTTAATTGCGCCGGATAAGAAACAGTTTGTAGAAGTGTTGGGGAGGTGCCTGGTTAACTTGGGGCAAGTGCTTTAAGCGTTTAATAAAAACGATAAAGGGGGTAGGGAATGGATGTTGTCGCTATTTTGGCAGGCTTTGCCTTTTCGATTACTTGTTGGGCGCTGCTTGTCAGATCAATGAAAATTAACGGTAGGCCTTTATGGTGGCGGCATTTGGCTGCCTCTTTATGGTCTCCGCTCTCCTTCGCTGGCGGGTCTTTACTTATTGGCAGCTTAATTGGCGTTACTGATGCCGAGGGTGATTCATGGGGCTTTAGCGGCGTCATTTCCGCCTTAACTGTTCTAATTCCTGTTTTTATCGCGCTGGGCGTTTCATGGGGTGCTGCTAAGCGAAAGCGATTAAATACTAGGACTACGGATTCTCATGCAACGCCCATCCCTACGCCCACCCCGAATCCCACTCCCAGCCCAAAGGCAAAGCCAGCCCCAAAGTCACCCGCGAACATTAAACCGGATTTACCACCTGGTGCATTACGCTTCACTTATGAAGATTTTAACGGCGGCATTACTCATCGCACGGTGACGAACTGGAAGGAAGAAGGTGCTTATATCAAAGGCTTTTGCCTTGATCGCCGAGATAATCGCACCTTTCGCAAAGAACGCATTATTGCTTTTAGCGATGGTGAACATTTATTGCGCGGCATAAATACCATCCCCACCCCAACCAAGCCGACCATTAACAATAAGCCAATGGAGATTTTGTTTACCGGCTTCGCTAAAGCCAAGCGCGCGGAGCTAGAAATGCAGGCATTAGACGAGGGAATGATAGTTCGAACAAGGGTCACCCAGGCGCTGGATTTCCTTTGCGTTGGGCCGAAGGCGGCACCCTCTAAACAGGTCGAAGCGGAACATCGCGGCGCTACCGTGCTGGATGAAATGGCATTTTATGATTTACTGGAAAGCGGCGAACTACCAGACCGTTAATAATTATTCAGGGGAAACCAATGCTTTGGATTATCGCTTTTGCTGCTGTTCTCTTATTGTTTTTAATAACCGCCTACCGCGATCAGCGCTACACCAAAGGTCGCGGCTGGTTTGCTAGCAGCTTTATTGCTATCGCCTTTTCCAGCTTCGCTACGTCATTTTTAGTCGGCGGCGCCTTCATGTTTTCTTTATTCTTTTAACCATGCGACTCACCTATCTTGGCCCAATGGCAATGGGCATAGACCACCCCGCGCTTGATGGCGTTGACTGCGCGGGCTATTCGCCAAGCTGCTTTGCGGTGGAAGTGTCGACCGAGGCGGGCATTCATGGCGCGGTGATCGAGGGCGATGTGCTGCTGGTGGATGAGTCGCGCGGCCTGGGTCACGATGATTATGTGGTGGTGGAAATGGATGATTCACTCTTGCTGTATAAAACGTTTCGTATCGGCCCGCGCTTTCGGTTACTCCCGCCTAATGGCGGTACCGGCCTGATGGCCACCGCGCGCATGGTGCGCGGCGTGGTGGTGCATCAAGCGCGTATCGCCGTAGATGAGGCGTTATGATTACGGTTCGTTTGATTCGATGGGTAGAGCGGCGCCCCAGGGTGGGCAATGCGATATTGGGAGTGGTGGCCACGCTGTTTATTATCGCCGCGATCCGGTTTGTCACTGGCCTTTAAGCCAACTAGCCAAAAAGAGCCCCGCTTCTGCGGGGCTTTTTTGTGAGCGTTAGTTGGGGGCGGTGTGTTCGCCGTTGCGGGTTTCTAGCTGTAGGGCGGTGGTGTAGCTGGCTTCGGTGAGGTTGTGGGTCACTTCGGTGATGATCCAGGCGGTGGCGTCTATTTGCGGTTTCCAGCCGATGCACCAGACCGGTGTTTCTGGGTAGATCTCTGGCTCGCCTATGGCCTGGGTGATGCTGAAATAAGCGGTGCCGCGCTGCAGGCGTTGCCATTCGGCTTGGGCGGCGTCTAGCGCCTCTTCTTCGCTGGCGTAGGTGTGGCGTAGCTGTTGGGCGTTTTGCCTATCGCCGACGAGCACGCTTTCGCGGGTGGCGTGGGCTTTGTTATTCCATAGGGCGACGACGCCGGTGAAGGCGTCGCGTTCGGCGTGCATGTAGCGGTGTTGGTCGCCGCTTTGACGGCGTAGCGGATACGGCGGGATCTCTAACCCGCTGGCGGTGGTGGCTTGGCCCATGGGGACGAAGATCAGGTTGCCGCTTTTGACGGTGGCCACGGCGTCGAAGCGCTCGGCTAGGCGGGTTAAAAAGTGCAGGTCGCTTTCGTCGGTTTGGTCGATGTGGGTAATGCGCACACCGGCGAGCAGGGCGCCGACGCTTGGGGTGAGGTCGTGGCGTTTGGCGATGGTGGTGACGATGTCGCTAACGGTGATGTCGTCCCAGCTTTGGGTGCGCTTGCCGGGCAGGCCGCGGCGGAGGTCGGCACTCGATGCGCGGATGCTGAGCGTGTCGGGCGCGCCGGTGTGTTCGACTTCATCGACGGTAAATATGCCGCGCTCTACCAGGGCTTGACCTTTCCAGCCGATGGCCAGGGTGATCTCGGCGCCGGTGGGCGGGATATCGAGCATGCCGTCGTCGTCCGTTAGCACAATATCGAGCTGGTCGGCTTGCATGCCGCGCCGGTCGTGGAGCGTGAGCGACGCAAGGCGGGCGCGAAACTCGGGGCTGATGGTTTGGCCTTGTAGGGTGATGCGGTAATCAGGCTGCAGGCCTGTACCCGTTGTTTGGGTGCTCATGCCAGCGCCCCGGTGATGGCACGCAGGGCGCTGCTTTCCAGCACGCCGAGCAGCTCGGTTCTACCTTCGTCGATTCGCGTTAGCGCGATATCAAAGTCGATTTGCTTGGCGGCGCCGTCGCGGAAAAACTCGCTTTTGCGCTCCTGGAGGGAAGTGATAGCAAACATGCCGTAGTAGGTGCCGGTGCCCTCGATCAATGGCCACGCGCGGCCTTGATCGGCCAGGGCGCGGAGCATATCGAGGTTTTGCTGGCCACCGGTGAACATGGGCAGTAGTTGGCCGGTTAAGTTGATGGTGTCGTCGCCGGGGCCAAGAAACTGATGCGTAGGCCGCGCGTTGATGCGGCTTTGGCTGGCGTGGCGCCAGGTGGTTTGCCGCTGTAGTTCCTGGTAAGCGGCGGTGCTGAGGCCAAACACAAATAGGCCGTAGCTCATCATCATTGGACTAACCCCTAGTCGTTATCGTGGAAGTTGCGTCGGTTGGCGGCGGCGGCTTGCTGCTGGGCTTGCTGCAGGGCGCGCTGTACCTGCTCATTGACCAGCCGGGCCAAGGCTTGCTCATCCATGCCGGGGGCGGCGTGTACTTGGATATTGATACCGCCCTGAATGACCAGCCCGCCGCTTGATTGGCTGGTGTGGCTTTGCAGGGGTGGGCGGGCGTCGATTTGAATGCTGCTGGTGTCGACGTTGGCGGCGGCGCCGGTGGAGAGCCCCGCGCCGAGGATGAGCCCGCCCGCGGCGTTGCGTAGGTTGATGGCCAGGGCGCGAACTTGTTTTAGCGGGCCGTCTGAGTCGCCCTGAATACCATTGGCCAAGCCCTTTGTGACGTCGATACCGATACTACGAAACACACGGCTAGGGGAGTGAGTGTCCAGGCTTTCACGTGCCTCCTCTTCCGCGCCGCCGGTTAAACGCCTTACTGCATCCCATGCATTGGTAGCGCCGTTTTTAATGCCGTTACCAAGCCCGATTGCTACATCGGCCCCTGCGCTTACCATGCTGCTGGGCAGGCCCTTCAAATAATCTATAGCGGCGTCCCATTTTTCTTCCATGGCCCCCTTAAGATCCCAATCCGCTATCATTTCTTTAACGGCATCAATCGCATTGCTTGGCGCTTCTTCAAACCAATTCCAGAACTCCGATGCCTTTAGCTTAATGCCATCCCAAAGGTCTTTGAAAAACGCCTTGATTGGTTCCCAATTTTTATAGATTAGGTAGGCAGCTCCAGCGATGGCCGCGATGCCTAAAATAAACCAGCCAATTGGCGTAGTTAACAGCGCAATACCTAGCCCTTTGATTGCTCCTAGCACCCAGGGGATGGCGGTTTTCGCTATCCATCCAAACGCGGCACCGAGGCCGCCTACTTTGATACCCAAGGTCGTCATTGCAAAACGGGTGAACAATAGCGGCCCGAGAATACCGGCCAGTGTCATCGTTATCGCGCCGCCGACGGTGGCCAGGGCGATCATGCCCGCCGCGAGCTTGGCGATGGTGCCGGTTAGCTCTGGGTTGGCTTCAATCCATGCGCTGACGCCGCGCGTTATGCTGGTGATGTTCTGGATCAGGTCACGGATCGGGCCTTTGTTGGTTTCGGTGATGCTGATGCCGACGTCTTCCCATGCGCTTCGCAGCCCTTTCAGGTCGCCGCCGATGTTATCGGCGCGGGTTTGGGCTACCCGGGCCGCTTCCCCCATGGAGTTGTTTAGCAGCTCGACGAAGGCCTCGATGCCTTCGGTGCCTTGCTGGGCGATTAACTCGGCCATACCGGCGCCGGGCTCTTCACCAAAAATGGCTTTTAGGAATCCGGCTTGATCGGCGTTCCCCATCGTCGACGTTGCTCGGGCGACGTCGGAGAGAATATTGGGTATATCGCGGAGATTGCCTTGGGCGTCTTTTGCATTGACGCCTAATGTATCGAGCGCCCCGGCGGCCGCGCCTGTTGGTGCGGCTAACCGTGTGACCATGGCACGCAGCGTGGTACCCGCTTGGCTGCCTTGAATACCGACGTTACCTAGCAATCCCGCCATGGCGGCCGACTGTTCTAGCGACATATTCATCGCTTTTGCTTGCGGCGCTACGTACTTCATGGACTCGCCGAGCATGCTTAGGTCGACGTTAGCCCGCGTGGTGGTGGCGGTGAGGACGTCGGCGACGCGCTGCATTTCTTTGGGGTCGAGCCCAAAGCCGGACAGGATATTGGAGGAAATATCCGCCGTTCGCGCTAGGTCGGCGCGGTTGGCGAGTGCCAGATTCAGCATGTCGGGCATTGCGGCCTGAATGGCTTCGGAGTCAAAGCCTGCCATGCCTAGAAAGCCCTGGGCATCCGCGGCTTGGGTCGCGCTGAATGCGGTGGTCGCGCCTAGCTCCCGCGCCTGCCTTTGCAGGGCGAGGAAACGTTCGTCATCTGCGTCTAGCCGGGTGAGGGCTTGCACGCCGGACATCGACTCGCCGAACGCGACGCCGGGGGTGAGTAGACGGCTAGCGGCGTAACCCTGGGCGATGCCGGTGCCGAGCATGCCCATGCCGACGCCTTGGGCGCGGGCGACGTTGCCCATGCCGTTTTGGTAGCGGTCGCGGGCTTGGGCGGCGCGGCGCTGCTGGTCGGCTAGGCCTCTTAGCTTTTGCTTTTGCTCCTCCATTCGCGTGTTTGCTTGACGAATATCGTTGGCTAACCGCTGCTGATCTTGCGAGAGGTTATTGGTGCTGACGCCACTGCTATTGAGTGAGGTGCGTAGGCGCTGCAGCTTTTGCCGCTCGCTGTCGTATTGCTGGGATAGCTGCCGTGCTTGAAGCAGGGCCTTTCGGCGTTCGTTGGCCAGGGCGACGGTGTCGCCCTGGTTGGCTTGCATTTGCTGCGATAAACGCCGGACACGCTCCTGCTGTTCGCGCATTGCCTGGGCGGTGGCGTTGGTTTGATTCTTTAGGGTGCGGAAAGAGCTGACGTCTTTCTGGGTGGCTTGTAATGTCTTTAGCCGGTCGCGGGTTTCGCGCATGGCTTGTGCTGTTTTACCAGCGCCTTCGCGCATGCGTTTGAGTGGGCCGGTGACACGGTCCACGGCGTTGAGCATCACTTGCAGTCGTAGATCGCGAGCCATCGGCTTTCCTTACTTTTTACCTTGCTTGGGTTTGTTGCCTTCGTGGCGTTTGCGGGCGCGTTCGCGCCATTCCATTAGCTCTTCGAGTTCCATGCCGTCCATGGCCTGGGGTTCCCAGTGAAACACCATAGCGAGATCCGCCATGGCGTCTTCGACGA